TTAAACTTATCGGACCACTTGATGGTATAGCCATTAATTCGCCCCCCGTAGCGCATCCACTTCAGCTTTTAACTCTGCGATGGCGGCGAACGCCACGGCGACCAACCTCTCGTAATCAACGGCCAGCGTCCCGTTTGGGCGGTTGCGGACAGCAAGCGGGAACACCGCCTGCACGTCCTGCGCTATGACACCGAAGTCGGACTTCTTAACGAAGTAATCGTCTTCGCCGCCATGCTCTGCGATGTACGCGTCGGTCCAATCAAACGTCTTACCGCCGACCGCAGACACGATACCGAGGGCGTTTTCAATCGGCTGCACGTTCTCCTTCAAACGCGCATCAGAAGAAAAATAGGCAGTGATATTGTCAGTCGCACGAATTTCGCCAGTAGCGGCGGTTGCAGGTGTGCCGACGCCAAGACTTTTTATTTCATACCCATTTGCGGTGTTCAGTGCGTTTGCGGTGGTCGCCGTCGTAGCGGTTGTCGCCGAGGTGGCCGTCGCTGCGTTACCACTGATGTTGATGCCCCACGTGCCACTAGCGCCTGAGCCTCCGCGTGAGGGGACATCGAGACCGGCTTGCGCCGTGCCCTGCGTGGTTCCGCCAGTACCACCATTAGCGACAGCCACCGTGCCAGTGACGTTCGCCGCGTTGCCGCTGATGTTGCCGGTTATCTTGGAACCCGCAAGTGACGCAATCCACGTTGGGTCGGAGTAGCTGGACGTTGTAACGACGCCGTTTGGAACACTCGCGGCTGTGCCACTGACGCTGATGCCCCACGTGCCACTCGCACCAGAACCGCTACGCGATGGGACATCGAGTGCGGTCTGCGCTGTGCCCTGTGTGGTACCGCCAGTACCGCCGTTGGACACGGCAAGCGTGCCACCAATCGTCAGGGTGCCGGACGTAGTGATTGGGCCGCCCGTAAGACTGAGGCCAGTCGTACCGCCAGATCCGCTGACACTCGTCACGGTGCCCGCGCTGCCTGTGGCCGTGATTGTGATTGAGCCGTTTCCGTTGGCGATGCTGATGCCCGAACCGGCGGTAAGCGTCGCCTTCGAAAGCGTGTTGCCGGTGCTGTTACCGATGAGCAACTGCCCGTCGGTGTACGAGGTCTGGCCCGTGCCGCCATTGGCAACGGCCACAGTGCCCGTGACGTTAGCCGCGTTGCCTGTTATGTTGCCAGTAATCTTGCTTCCGGCCAGTGCCGTAATCCACGATGGGTTGGAGTATGAGCCTGTCGTCACGACGCCATTGGTGGCCGTGCCTGCGTTGCCAGTGACGTTGATTGCCCAAGTGCCAGTGGCGTCACCGCCGCTGCGTGTTGGTACGTCGAGGGCGGTGCGTGCAAGGGCTGCAGTAGTCGCGCCAGTACCGCCGTTGCCGATGGCGACAGTGCCGGTGACGTTGGCGGCATTCCCGCTAATGTCGCCAGTTATCTTGGAACCCGCAAGCGAGGTTATCCAAGCGGGGTTTGCGTACGAGCCTGTCGTAACAACGCCGTTGGTGGCCGTAGCTGCGTTTCCAGTGATGTTGATGCCCCAAGTACCACTCGCGCCAGTACCTGTATTCGATGGGACACCAAGTGCACTGCGAGCGCCACTGTCCGTTGTCGCGCCTGTACCGCCATTGGCGATAGCTAAAGTGCCCGCCAACGTGATGGTGCCCGCGCCAGTGATAGGGCCGCCACTCGTGGTCAGACCAGTTGTACCGCCCGACACGTTGACTGAGGTGACGGAGCCGCCGCCTGCCGTGGACGCGATGGTGATACCACCCGCACTGTTCGTGACAACGATACCAGATCCTGCGGTAATGTTGGCAAGGTTATAGCCAGTGCCGTTGCCGATCAGAAGTTGACCGTTTGTCGGCACCGTTGCGACGCCCGTGCCGCCTTGCGCGACAGTCAGTGCCGTAGTCAAACCCGTAAGCGACGTGATGTCTGAGTTTGCTCCAGAGGCCGCTGCGCTAAGGGTAAGCCTTGCGCCGGAGGCACTGGTCGCGCCGGTACCGCCGTTTGCGATTGCAAGCGTACCGCCGAGTGTCAGCGTGCCTGAAGTTGTGATTGGCGAACCAGTGAACGATAGGCCCGTCGTGCCGCCCGATGCGGCCACTGATGTAACTGTACCAGCGCCAGCGGTAGACGTGATAGTGATGCCACCCGCGCTGTTCGTGATGCTGATGCCCGACCCAGCCGTTAGGGTCGCCTTCGTGAGCGTGTTGCCTGTGCTGTTACCTATGAGCAACTGCCCGTCGGTGTATGTCGTTTGGCCCGTACCGCCGTTGGCAACGGGCAAAGCTGTGCCTGACAGCGAGACAGCGAGCGTGCCTGACGTCGTGACTGGTGAGCCAGTTACGGACAGGAACGAGGGGACGGTCATTGCGACGCTGGTCACCGAGCCTGAACCCGTGCCGACGCCCACGCCGTTGATGAAGAGGCCCGTGGCGTTGATTGTGCCCGCGCCCTGCGCCCCAGCGGTAGGCGCGCCGATCTGGATACCTGCCGCGTTGGTCAGCGCAGTGATGTCAGCGTTGGAGCCGCTCTGCGCAGCGCTTAGGTTTGAGCGAGCCGATGCGGCGTTGTTCGCGCCCGTGCCACCCTGCGCGACGCTCAGTGGCGTCGTGAGGCCCGTCAGTGACGTGATGTCGCTGTTGGCCCCAGAGCCAGCCGCCGCGAGAGCCGAACGCCCCGCAGCCGTCGTGGCTGCCGTAAATACCGACGTGCCGATGCCCGTGCCGCCGAGGTTGGTCAGCGCCGAGGGCGCGTTGACTGCGCCTGTGCCGCCTTGGCTAATAGGGACTGTGCCCGCAAAGGCCGCCGAGGTGGTGGCCGAGATGATGTTCGTGCCGTCGCAGTACAGGATGGCCGTCGCGCCCTGAGTAACCAAAGTGGCCGCGCCGCTGGCCGTCTTTACGCCAAGCGTAAATGCGCCAGTCGTGCCGTTGTTAACCCAGTACTGCTGCACCGTCGCGGGCACAACGATGTTGACGTTAGACGACAACGTGCCAGTGAACTTGTACGCGATACGGTTCAGCTCGGAGCCTGCGAGTGTGTACGTGCCGCCAGTGACGGCGATGGTCGTGTAGTCGAAGGCGAAGACCGCCTGCTGACCGAGGCCGATGGTGTACCACTGCACGCCGTCGCTTACGACCACGGCACTGTCGCCCGGCTGCAGGCGCAGCGTTGCTGCTGCGTTGATAAGTTCAGTCCCCGCAGGATCGATAGTCAGGTCGCCCTGTCCGCCGTTGCGGACTTGCACGAACCAGCCGTCGCCAGCGGCCACGGCAGTCGGCAAGTTGAGCGTGCCGAGGCCACCGCCCCAGACGAAGACCCGCGCGCGGTCAGGCGTGGTCAGGCTGTAGGGCGTAATGGTGAAGTCGATGACCTCGTAATTCTGTGCGAGGGTCGATCCAGATGCGACCAGACCAGCGCCAGCCAGCGCGGCGGCCTGAGCCTGTGCAACGGCAGCGCCGTAGCGGAACGTGCGCCAGATACCGCCTACGGTGGTGTTGTTGATGAGGTAGCACTGCCACTGCTCGCCCGCGCCGATGCTCAGGATTGCGTTTCCAGCGGCGTTGTCGACGGTGATTGTGCTTGGGCCGAGGTTGTTGAACAGGATTGTCTGACCGACGCTGACCTCAGTCGCGTCAGGAAGCGTGACGGTGAAGGGCCCCGTCGGTGTGATGTCGATGATACTCGCGACGATGCTGTCGCCCTCGCCTGCGCCAACTGGCCAACTAAGCGCGATGTCGGCCGTGAGTGCCAAGGGCAAGTAAGAGACGTCTGCGGGGTATATCGTCGTGCCGCCAAAGACTTGTGTGAAACTACTCGACATCGATTAAGCCTCCTTGCGCACGGCGGAACGGTCGAGTATCTTGGCGAGGTCTTCGCCATTCAACATGCCAGCCGCGCGGTCGTACATATTTTGCCATACAGGGATGCGCTCATCGTTCTTCAGGAATGGCGTCGCCTCTAGGAGCGTGGCGTACAGAAGAATTTCGGGCGCGTTTTCGGTGAGCCAGTTTGTCTGAGCCTCTTCCGTGAGGAGGGGCGGCAACTGGTAGTAAAGAATTTCGATTGGGTAATCTTCGTCTGGCGTTGGCGCAACGAGCCAGTGATTGTAGTCATAGTCGCTGTAGAAGAGCGGCTCGCCTGTCTGTGTGGCGTCTGGCCAGTAGCTGCGCAAATAATCGTAGCTGCGTGTGTACAGTGCCGAGCGGCTGTTATTGTCTGTGCCTGTGCCGATGAAGACAGAGACAGTGTCGCGCCAGCGGTCGGGTTTGGCGATGACGGGGTTGCCTGCAGCAAGCTGCGCCGTGACCACGTTGATGAAGCCTTGTATCTTCAGTTCGCGAGCGATGCGGCGCTCGGCGAGGTTGATTAGGCGCGGGATCTGCTCGAAGACAATGGGGTCGGACGCAAGCGTGTCGCCACGCTCAAGGTAGCGCTGCACGTCTTGTTTCAACGTCGTGAATGTCATCGCAGTGGCCATAACGCGCCCCTATATCAGTTTTTTATGTTTTGCGCACCTGAAAACCCGCATCCATCATACGGCATCAAGCATCTCAGGGCAAGCGTACACACGCATGCCTTGACCGAACTTTTTATGGTACGTGATTGAACATACCTCCCTGTCCGAGAACCACGCGCCGCGAGAGGCATACGCGTCTCGTGCGGCCAGTGTCGGGTGCTGGAACACCTTGAGACCTGCGGCCTCGTCTTCTTTGGTGTGGTGGTAGTTCCCTGTGTGGCAGTAACGCTTCTTGGTTCGCCCCCACATCTCGGAAAACATTGCGGGTATAATCTCGCGCATCGCACTAAACTTCTTCAAGTGGCTGTGGTGGAAGGCCAGCATGACGTTGCCAAATTCATAGGCGTAGTACGGCATCGCGCTGTCGTCTACGGTGATGCGCGGCTCGTTCTCGTACAGCGCCTTGAACATTGTCCGCAGCCACACAGACGAGGCCATGTCGTGATTGCCCTCTGCGAGGATGACGTGGACGTTCTTGTGCTTGGCCAGCAACATGTTGATGATGCGGCGCAGCACACGCACGGCTACCTCGACCATCTTGGTAAAGCGCCCGTCGGCGTCGAGGATGTGCCCGCTGGTCGGTGTGACGGCGGACAGGCCGTCATAGTGCAGCAAGTCGCCGAGTTGGTTCAGGATGGCCATCTCGCTGTCTGGAGAGGACTTTATGATTTGCTCAAAGCAGCCGACGATGACCGCCTCCGCGATAGTCAAGTCCCAGTCGGCCTGCATGTTCTCGCGGTGCCACGCCAGCATGCCTATGTGCGCGTCGGTCAGCGTGTACATCGTCAGCAAGTCGGCGTTGAATTGCTCTGGTGCGATGATTGGATCGAGGCGCGGCAGAGTGTCCGCCAGCGCGTTCGCGGCGGCTGCGAACATCTCTTGCTGCCGAGCCGCATCGGCGGACGCCTTAACCCACTGGCC